AGTGGGATAAGAATAAACAAGAAAACATGCAAACCAAGGTAAAACGGAAAGCTGATGGTCGCTTTATTATTAAATATCGCAAGGACCCTGCTTTCACGACAAAGGAGCCTAAAAATGGGAATAGTAACCGAAAAAATAAAAGAACTACAAGCAGCCCAAAATTTAACGCTGACGCAGGTATTTGAAAAATACCCATTCCTTGCAGAACTTCAGCACGAAGAAATCTTGCAAGAGCAGGGAAAATCCAAGGGTCGTACAACTAAAATTGATGAAAAACAACTTAAATTGCTACTAGGATAAAATGATAGACGAGGATTTAAAGCCCCTATGTGAGTACTATTGCAAAAATACTCCAGCACAACGCATAGTCTTAATGAAAGTAGATTACCGCGAGAAGAGCGCAACCTTGTTTTATAAAGGTGCAGGGGATGTAGAAATCCAGACTTTTGACTGGTGTAAAGAGAATTTGGTGTTATTAAATGAATTCAACCGCTAAAATAAAGAAAATTTATATTTTTGATGTTGATGGAACGCTTACCCCACCTCGTCAGCTTATACATTCTAAATTTGCTTCATTCTTTACAGAATTTGCTTCAAAACACGAAGTTTATCTCGCTTCTGGAAGTGATCTCGACAAACTTGAATCACAATTGCCTGAAAGTATTTTAAAAACTGTTCATGGTGTATTCACTTGTATGGGTAATTGTTTTTATCAATATGGAACGCAAATTTACCAAAACGACTTTATCGAACCTGATGGGCTACGCAACGATTTAAAAGAAAAGGTTCTTTCTTCAAAATACCCCAAAAGACGCGGAAATCACGTCGAAGAGCGTATAGGAATGATCAACTTTTCGATCGTGGGAAGAAATGCATCTCAAGAAGATCGTGAAGATTACGTTCTATTTGATAAGAAAGAAAGTGAGAGAAGATTGTTCGCTTCTGTCTTGAATAATAAATATGAGGATAAAATCAATGCAGTGGTCGGCGGCGAGATTAGTATTGACATTTTTAATCCTGGCAAAGATAAATCTCAAGTCTTAACATATCTGGAATCTAATGATATGATCTGTTCTAACACGGTCATTAATTTTTTTGGTGACCGTACTGAGCCTGGAGGAAATGACTTTGCCCTTGCTTCGGCAATAAAACAATCAAACTACAAACATCAAGTTATTGATGTTGAAAGCTGGAGAGATACTTGGAAAGTGTTGCTTCTAGATGAGTATACACACCTGTAGCTCAGTTGGATAGAGCAACGGCCTTCTAAGCCGCGGGTCACAGGTTCAAATCCTGTCAGGTGTATTAAAAAAAAGGAGATAAAATGACTACAAAGAAACTCGAAGAAAAAGTAAATAACATTTCTACACGAATCAGTAGCTTGCGTGATGAAATGGCTGCTCTACAAAGCGAACTTGCTAATGTCGTTCGAAAGATTGAATCTGACATGACTAGACTCGTTATTGAATTAAAAAAGAAATAAAGGAATAAAATGATTTCAACTAAGTGGATTTCCGAAGTTGATTCGGATGAACAGCCTAATGCTACGCGGCGAGGAGACGAAGCGGGCAGCAATTCAGAAAAAGACCAAGTAACTTCAGCAAATAACAGAATATATTTTTATTCTGAAGTTACTCGTCCTAAGATTCTTGCGTTGAATAAATCTTTGAAGAATCTAGAAATTAATATGCTGAATAAAGCAAATGCCCTACAATCTACAGCTATTGGAGATTTATATCTTCATATCAATTCCTATGGAGGTAGCGTTTTTGCTGGCTTTTCAGCCGTTGATTATATTAGGACATCGGAAGTCCCGGTCACAACTGTCATTGATGGTTGCGCCGCATCAGCAGCAACAATGATGAGTGTTGTGGGTGAGCATCGAATGATACACGAGCACTCTTTTATGCTTATACATCAACTATCTGCTGGAGCATGGGGCAAATACGAAGAACTTAGGGATGATATGTCTAACAATGAGCTTTTAATGAAAACCATTAAAGATATCTATACGAAGCATACTAAAATTCCTCAAAAAGAACTTGCTAAAATGCTTAAGCACGATTTATGGTGGAATGCCAAAACGTGCTTAAAATATGGTCTTGTAGATGAAATCGTTACTTAATATTAGTGCAGTGTGTTAAACATTCAACACCGACGCAATTACATTCTTTTTGAACTTTGTCCAAATATTCTTTTAGACTAACCTCATCAAGATATATCTTTTTAGATCTTTTCTCTGGCATGTCGGTCCATTCAGTTCTTATACCTCTAGGAATATTATGAGGTGTATTTAACTTTATGAAGTGTATTAACTTACCGTGATAGGGACCAAAAGATAGGTGATGAAATCTGCTGTGAACAGAGTGAATCATTCCTACAAGTTGCCCTCTAACATTAAAAATCGGGGAACCTGAGCTGCCACCAATAGCCGGGATTGTGTAAAGAGACATGCCCCAATATTTTCCTGAATATCTTCCTTCAAGAATCGGGACAGTTTTCTCACCAAAGACGCCAACGGACGCAGCGAAGTTATAAACTTTGTCACCAACTTTAGGTGCATTATCCCAAGCAATTGGAAGATTTGGTATTGATAAAGTTTTAGAATGTAAGATGCATACATCTTGAGCGCTATCAAAATCCACAGTCACAGTAGCGTGTCTGTCTCCTTTAGAGTCTACTATAAAAGTATGCTGAGTGACTTTTACGTTTGTTAGTCCTCTTGGTACGCCAAATTCTGGATTGCAAGTGTGCCCTGTGGTTAAAACGTATTTTCCTCCTGTAGAATTAGCAATAGCTGCTCCTGATGATGTTGACATCATTTTATAGGTGTTGCATATATCTCCCATACAATGTTCTACAACGTACACAGATTCAATTTTTACTATCGAATCAATATTGATAAGCTCTCCTAGCCTGTATTGTTCTCCGTTGATTGGAATATGACTACATGAAGAACAAGACATTAAGATAAATAAAGAAAGTAAAGAAAGTAAATATATTTTAAGTTTTGACATGACTGTGGTATCCTATAGCTAAAGAAAGCCCGTTATTTGTAACTAGGGATAAAAATACAAAATGAAAAGCAACCGACAAACAATAGCTTTAAGTGGAGGGTTTGATCCTCCATCTAAAGGGCAAGTAGCGATGATTCAAGAAGCAGCCCAAATGGGGGACGTCATTATCATTCTTAATAGCGATGAGTGGTGTGCTAGAAAAAGATGGGATGGTAAGAATTTTCTTCCTTTTGAAAAAAGAAAAAACATACTTTTACAAATTCCCGGCGTAATTGATGTTGTAGAAAGCGACGATAATGATGAAACAGTTTGTCAGACTTTAAAAAAATTAAGCCCAGACTTTTTCGGAAACGGGGGAGACAGAACTATTGAAAACACTCCTGAAGTTAAAGTATGCAAAGAGCTTGGCATTGGGATGCTATTCTTTTTAGGAAAAAATCTAATGCCCACGGGGGAAGAAATTTTACAGCAAGCAATATCGTTAGCTAGTTCTGAGCAAAATAATGAATAAAAGCAGAAAAATGCTAGATTCTTTGAAAAAAACAAAAAAAACAAGAAAAGCAAAACGTGAAAAAACAAGATCAGTCACAAAGTTCAAAAAAGATACTCCAAATAAAACAACAGTGTTTTTTAATGAAAAAGAAATAGGATATGTAGAACAAAATCTTCAAGATAAGTGGGAGTTAAAGCCTGCGTTTGCTCCTTTAGCGGAAGATGAGTATATAATCAAAAGTAAATTTGATGGACCAATAGCAGCCGGAAGAGAAATGGTTAAACTATATGAGAGATATAGAGCGATTTTAGATGCTAATGTGGGAAATATGGACTACTACAAACCTTACTCTTAATCAGCTATCTTCACTTTCTTCGTTAATTTCAAGAAACTTTCTTATTGCACACAAGGTTGGCGACATTGCAAAGTGATTAAATTCAGAATGCACAGAATGTATCATTCCTATAAGATATCCTTTTCTGTTTACAATCATAGAGCCTGAAGATCCTAGTGCAGCAGGAATAGTGTAGCCCGCATAGCTACCTTTTATACCGCTATAAAACCCTTCAAACAAAGGTATCATGTTTTCTTCGAAAATTCCTTTTGGAGAAGCATAATTGTAAACTCTTTGATCTGCTTTTGGATGTACTTTCGATATTGGAACACTATCTTGCCATAGCGTATCAGCTTCAAGTATACACAAATCTTCTTCAATATCACGTTTTTTAATTTTTAAAATGTGCTTCATGTTGTTTATGTCGTATCCGTTAACTTCGCTTTTAACTTCAATAGTAGCCCCTTCTAATTTAGGAATTTCATTATCTTCTCTCATTTTGCACGAATGCGCGGCTGTTAAAACTACTTTTTCTGTGTTTTTAAATTTGACCACAACACCACTGCTAACAGCGATAAAAGTTCTTTGATTACAAGACCCCTCGTAGCATATTGTAACATTTTCTTTTATTTCAATTTTTACAAAAGAGCTTCTTGCATCTTTAAAATTCTTGTCATTATTCTTAGCGCACGAGCTAAATACTATAGAAAGAAAAATTATTATTAACGACAATCTCATCTTAAAGTAAATATGCAGTAAACTTAACTTTCTGCGATTTTAATAAAAACAAGGTAATTTGATGAAAAAAACTTATGTGCTGGACACGAATGTTCATTTAGCTGATTCAAAAGCTATTTTTGCTTTTAAAGACGATGACATAATCATTCCTTTAAAAGTTTTGGAAGAGATTGATAAACACAAGAAAAGGCAAGATGGCGTAGGAGCAAACGCTCGCCATTTTATTCGTATTTTAGATGATCTCAGAGTTCACGGCGATCTGCACACAGGTGTAAAGATTCCAGACGGCCAAGGAAAATTGTCTGTCAGAGCCTTTGATCCAATTTATATGCCAGAAGGTCTTGAAAAAGACGATGCAGATAATCAAATCATTTCCACAGCTTTAAAAGAAAAAGCAAAATACAAAAGAAAAAAGGTGATTCTTGTTACTCAAGATATCAATATGCGCGTCAAATGCGATTCTTTGGGTTTTCCCAGCGAGGATTATAAAACAAACCGAGTTATTGATACGCACGAAGAACTGTTTTCAGGTTTTGTGAAACACTTGGTAGATGACCAATTTATTGACCAGTTTTATATTGGAAAAGAAAAACTAACACTTGAACCGGAAGGGAGCAATTTTTATCCAAATCAATACATTATGTTAGTTTCAAACGAAAACGAAAAAAAGACTGCTCTTGCAAAATTTAAAAATTATAACTCGCCTCTTGTTAACATAAATGATTACAAAAACGATGCGTGGGGAGTATATCCTCGCAATAAAGAGCAAAAATTCGCTATGGACTTACTAAATGATAAGGATGTCCCCATTGTCACAATCACAGGCAAGGCTGGTACTGGGAAAACACTACTTGCATTAGCAGCAGGATTAGAGCAGGTTATAGAAAAAAGTATATATAAGAAGTTGATTGTATCAAAGCCCGTACAAGCTATGGGCTCCCAAGATATAGGATTTCTACCGGGCACATTGGAAGAGAAGATGCGACCATGGCTCATGCCAATTCAAGATAATCTTGATTTTTTAATGAGCGGAAATGCTAAAAATATCGAACACTTATATGCTGACGGTACAATTGAAATTGAAGCGTTGAGTTATATCCGAGGTCGATCTATCTCAAACGCTTATGTAATAATTGACGAAGTGCAGAATTTGAGCCCGCATGAGTTAAAAACAATTGTTACACGAGTTGGAGAAAATACTAAAATTATTTTGACTGGTGATGTGGAACAAATAGATAATGTTTTTCTTGATTCTACATCAAATGGATTAACCTATGCGATTGAAAAATTTAAATCTTTCGAATTGGCAGGTCATATTTCTTTAACCAAGGGAGAGAGATCTAGGGTAGCAACTTTAGCTGCTAAGGTGTTGTAAACTTAACATTGTAAAATCAATATGATACTATTTGATAATCAAGGAGAGAGAGATGTCACTAGAAAATGAAAATCCCATGCTTGAAGAGTATGTTGCCAAGGAAAACCCTCTTAAAAACATAATTGTTAGTTATGTCGGAGACAAGACACAACCTGAGTCCGGTGAAGTTACAGTAGGAATGATTGTCAATACAATGGCAGAAGAGTTCCCAGAATTTTTAACTGTAGTAGCGGAAGAAAATTGGATTTTAGGATACAAGCAAGCCCTTGTCGATGCTGAAACTGGTGAAAAGGCATATGAAGAATTTCTAGCTAGTCAAGATTCTCAAAATGAAAATGAAGAACAAGATTCACCAACTGATTGAAGGCTCATACGAGCATAGGCTTAAAAGTTCAAACTATCATGTTTTTTCGAGCATTGACGTGCATATAACACATGCTTTGTCTGAAGATGTCGATTTGCAATATGTTTTTTCTTTTATTAACAAAAGAGTTCCGCCGTTTATTTTAGAATTAATAGATGTGGTGTATATTGGTCTTTTCAAAGATTTAGAAGACAGGCACCTAAATGCAAAATACGCTGATGGAGCAATCTATGTGACAAGTGAACAAAAAAACAATCAAGACATGATTGACGATATAGTTCATGAATTGGCTCACGCAGTAGAAGAAAGTTACGGACAAGAGATATATTCTAACGGCACCGTTGAACAAGAATTCTTAGGAAAGCGAAAACGCTTAGAGCGCCTTTTGCGTTATTTGAATTATGACACCAACAAATATGACTTTAACAATCCTGAATATAATAAAAAATTAGATTTTTTCTTGTTTATGGATGTTGGATACGATACAATAGAATCATTAATAAATGGGCTTTTTGTAAGCTCATACTCTGCCACATCGTTAAGAGAATATTTTGCAGAAGGCTTTGAGCACTATTATTTAAATCAAGCAGGGCTCGTTAAGAACATTAGCCCAAATTTATATGATGTCTTAGAACTTCTTAATGGAATTGAACAATGAAATATGAAATATTAAAATGGCGCAGAAATGTGATAAAAGTTAAAGTTACTTTATCTGATTATTTGCAACCCAACAAAAGTGTTAAACAGCTAGAAGAAATGGGCATAAAAAAAGAAAAGATGTCCCCTCTGAAACTTGAAAGTATTTTAAAAGATGATGGCATATTAGTTTCGAGAGGATACGGTCCCCGACTTTCAAATTTTTCTGACAATTGTCAGCTTGAAGGAGTTTATGAATTTTCTTATGATGGCACTCTTGCGGACATCGTCCTCTTTACAGGGAAGGGGGTTGAGCCTGAGCCAGCCCCCGAGCCAGTAGTCGTAGAAGCACCAGCCCCTGAACCCGTTGTAGAACCTGAACCGATAGCAGCATTTACTCCTGAGCCTGAACCCGAGCCAGAACCGGAGCCAGAAAAACAAGAGACCAGAGATCGTAAAATGGTGCCAAGAGTAAAAAAACAACAACCTGGAGCATCGAAGAAAGAACCTGCTTCTCTGCCAAAAAAATCAAAAACCATGAAAAGACGCTCGGACAAATAGTATGCCTCACATTTCTTTTTCGGAACTTAAAGCATGGGATCAGTGTTCTTATTATCACAAGCTCACCTATCTTGATAGAATTAGATTATTTTCAGGAAATGAATATACAGCCTTTGGAAAGGCTATTCATGAAGTATATGAACATGCTGCTAATTCTTCTAAGCTTGATGAAGAGCATGGCGATCTTGTTCTAAAATTCAAAGAAAACTTTTTAAAAGAGCTGCTTGAACTTAAAGAAAAGGGGTATGAATTTAAAAAAGACCTTGTTGGTAATTTGAAGTCTCAAGGAGAGATTCTTGCTACTCTTTCTACAAGTGCATTAAAAGAATACTTCGGCGAATATGAGATAGTTAAGGCAGAAGAGGACATTTTTGAAGACATTGCTGAGTACGAAGAAAACACATATCAGTTCAAAGGCTTTATCGACCTCATTGTAAAGACATCTGATGGTAAAATTCATATTATTGATTGGAAAACTTGCAGTTGGGGTTGGGACGCAAGGAAACGTTCCGATCCGATGATTACGTACCAATTAACATACTATAAAAAATATTATGCACAGAAACACAATATCGATCCAAAAATGATTGATACGCATTTTGCACTAGTCAAAAGAACAGCGAAAAAAGATTTTATTGAGCTGTTCAGAGTAACTAGTGGTCCTAAAAAAACTAAAAATGCGCTTAACTTAATGAAAAAAGCACTTTATAATATTGATTCTAAACTATTCGTAAAGAACAAATTATCCTGTTCTAGATGCGAATTTTTTAATACTCAATATTGTAAGTGAGGAAACTTTGGATAAAAAAATTAAGGTTCTTGTTTTGAGCGACCACCCACTTAGCCCCTCTGGAGTTGGAACTCAAACAAGATATGTTATTGAGGCTTTGTTGAAAACTAATAAATTTCAATTTGTTTGCCTCGGCGGCGCAGTTAAACACAATGATTATAAGCCGCAAAAGACTGAAGAGTGGGGTGATGATTGGATTATTTTTCCAATCGATGGTTACGGAACTCAAGATGCGATACGTTCCATACTTCGACAGCATCGACCTGATATTCTGTGGTTTATGACTGATCCAAGATTTTATACGTGGCTTTGGGAAATGGAACATGAAATTAGACCATTAATGCCTATGGTCTACTACCACGTTTGGGACAACTTACCGCATCCTCTTTTTAATGCTAAATATTATAATTCTAATGATGTAATAGCTACAATTTCAAAAGTAACGGATGAGGTAGTTAAAGTCGTGTCCCCTGGCGTTGATAGGCACTACATCCCTCATGCTGTCGATTCAGAAGTTTTTAAAAAATTAGATAGCGCTCTTATGTCTGATTTTAGGAAACAAAATCTAGAAGATGAAAATAAATTTGTTTTCTTTTGGAA